TTTATCAATGTCCTTCCACTTCGTCTTGCCAAGATCATAATGACCGGCTTCCGATAGCGTTTCTTTAACATTGTTGAGTAGGGTGCGGCGGGTGAGATTTTCAACATTGATACCAGTACGTAAAGCAGTTTCGCTAATCATGTTGCGAAGTCTACCGTGAACGGTACCCTCGTTTTTAACAATACGTGCTTGGTCAGCAGCAGCTCCAGCAGCTCCGAGATCGTCTACTGTAAGTGCAGCTTCTTCATGCATATTGAATGCTTCACGATGAGTACCCAACATGGGCTCATCCAGACTTGGTTGTACAGTGCGGCTATAGGCAGCCATCTCATCCAAATCGTCGGCACGCAGCAGCATGGCTCGCTCATAGCTTTCACGAGCGATCTCTGCGGCGTCTAGCAGGTCATCCCCGGACTGCGAAGCTTCCATCATACCCATTGCCTCAAGCTCCAACGTTTCACGCGTTGCAGCCTCGTCTAGGCGCTTCTGAAAGGCTTCACCCTGGGCATCCTTTCCAATAAACTGCAGCGCTTCATCTTTACGCTTGAGAGCGTGGAAGAATTTAGCAGCAGCTGGTAGGAATTCAGCAACGGCATTGAAGGTCATCCCCTCTAGCACGTTCTTCTTTTGTCTAATATCAGCACTATCTGACGGTAAAGTTTCCAGGTGTTCTGGAATCATAAACTTAAACCGTTCAGGTAGTTGAGACTTAAGCCATGTAGCAAAGGTATCGTCTTCTTGGTTAACTTTGTGAATGTTATCTACAGCTCCACCGGCACCAAATGTGATACCTAAAAGTGCAAATTTCTCAAACAACTTGTCAGCACCAAGGCGAGACAAATACTTAGCAGGTACATTTCCTCTACCAGCAGCACGTAGCATAGCGCTTTGTGCTCCCATACCGCCAACCTGAGTAAGACCACCTAACCAAATAGAAGGTAGGATAAGACCACTTAAGTTTCGGATAGCTTGGAAAGCTTCGTTTTCAAACTCTGGTGGCTTAGGAATGTCAATCGAACCTTTAGATAGAGCATATAAAGCATCAATACCAAAGTCAACTGGACCAAGAGGTACTGCTGCAGCACCTTCCGCTTCGCCCATGATAACGGCGTCTTGCTCTTCACTGAACCCAACAGACCTGACACCTGCAAATGCAGCTGGGTCAATTTGAGGTTTCTCTCCTCCAAAACGATCCTCCTTAGATTCTACTTGTTCTACTTGGGGAGCAGGAGGAAGTTCTGGTTGTTCTTCAGGTAACTCAGGTGTTACCGGGTTTATAATCGATTGCTGTTCCGCATTCGACATTTCTAAATTTAGTTCTTCCATCATAGTAGTTCTCCTCCTTTAGCTTCAATAGCAGCTCGTACAGCATCTTCACCGAATTTCCGAATCATTAACTGTACAGCAGCAAGGAATTTCTCTTGATCGTAAGCCTCGGGAGTTTGGAAGAATGATTCTAATGCCATTGGTGCGTCCGGTTGTCCTAGCCATTCAGCCATTGAACCTTCTGGACCACCAGTAGCTCCATCTATTGTAGCTTGATCTGTTCCATCAGTAACTGTTTGTGGTGCGGTGTAGTAACCAGCAGCTCGCTCACGTCCCTTAGTACTTTGAATGTTACCCATCCTTGTCAGAACAGCTTGATCAGCTGCAAAGGTGTTGTTAGGGTTAACTGTAGCAATCTGTTCGATAGGTTGTACTAAACCAGTAGACTTAGCAATATGATCGTAAACTTGCAAGATTGTAACGGTTTTACCATTCTGCCTGGGGAGAATAGAAGCCACCAAATCGAGACCAGTACCATCAGGAATCTTTGCACCTCTTATTAATGCCTGTTCAGCTTGTTGTAGTGCTTCAACAGAAGTCCACTTTTGCCATTCACCCTCTTTAAACAATACACCCCAGTTACCAGCTTTAGCAGCTTTAACTTTAAGGTCATGTTTTTGACGTTGAAGACGTGCCCACGGAGTTACAGTAGGTCCAATTGTGTAGTTACTAGACAGCACTTCACCAGATTCACCAGTCAATTTAAAGGCATTTGGAAACTTGTCAGCTTCATCCATACCAGACTGATTCCAATAAAACACGCTGTTTTGACTCTTAGCACCAGAGGTTATAAGATCCATGGTGAGTTGAGCAGCTTGTTTTGGGTTGTTTGGGCTTTTAGGATTATCTTGCTCTAAAATTTTAAGCTGTTCATAGTAAATCTTCTCTGCTTCGCCAGCAAGAATGTCACCAGTAGCTGATTCTGATTTACCAAGCATGTTTAGTTTCAAAGCCAAACCGTTGCCATCACCTGGGTTAGTACCAGAATTAAGGAACGTTTTAACAGAAGTCAGTGCTTCTTTAGAACCAGCTAGTTTTCTTAGTGTATTGTTACCCGTAGGACCATCGAGAAGATCTTTAACTTGTGAGTAAGCTTGTGGAGATACAGTTAGTGGATCAATTGGGTGACCATTTGCAGCCCTCATTCGTAGAGTTTGAACCTCACGGTCAATAGCAATGTCATCCATTGAGTTACCATTTGACCACCGATCCAACAATCGAATGTATTTATGGGTTGGTTTCATACCACGGTCCTCAGCATCTTGCTTTAAAGCCGTCAAAGTAGCTTCACTGGGTATGTCACCGGTCCCGTCAGACGGGTAGATTTGCAGGAATTCCGCATGTTTAACATCACCTTCACGGGCTATATCAAACTCACTTATGGAAACTTGCTGCTTATTGTACTCACGCATCCCTTTCCAGAGTTTATCGAACACCCAACCCTTTTCTTTGGGATCGCTGAGTAATCGATTGGGATCTTGAATACCCATCTCTTGCTCCATTTTAAGCAAGACGTCTTCAGGAATACCTCCTTCTTTAATGCGTTGGTAGAGATCATTAGTTAGTTTTTCCCAACCTCGACCTAGACCAATTGCAAAACCAGTTTCTTCGTCAGGTAGTCGTCCATACATCCTAGCGGCTTTAGCTAGCGACATACCTCCAACTGTAGCATTTAGGATTTGTGACTTTGAAGCCGCACCTTGTTGCTTATTAATTTGGAGATTACGTTTGCTAAGAGCGTCACTTGCATGGGTAGCGATCTTTTGTTTGGCTACACTTTGCAGCTCAATTGGCATACGGTCGATACCTGAACGTGAGAGAAAACTCCTAGTGTAGGCATCGATAACAGCAGCAGCTTCCGCTTTAGTGTTTGCCTGCCGTGGCAGAATAACAGCACCGTTTGGAAGCGTAACCTGTTGATCGCTTTGTAAAAAAGTTTCAAGACCAGATTTAAAACTTTTATCGGATTGTTCTTGTAAATAGTTAGCAGCCCAGTGTTGTTGTTCTGGATCTAGGTCTTGAAGGCGTGCAATGACTTGATAGTCTTTACCTTCTTTTGCTGCTTTATCAGCAAGTTTATCGATTGCATCACCGGCATTGCGAAGGTCGGCATAGCCGCCTCCGAATTCCATGGCAAATCGAGCAGCGTCTGCTGCAGCGCTTTGAGCTTCTTTCCGGCGATCATCAAGTCTTCGCTTTTGAATACCCTCAATGACACTGTTAATTGTGTCAGAGAATGGTGCGAGTTTACTAAGGAAAGTTTCCTCAGGAGTTTTCGATGCTGCCTCGTTTAACGCTATTTGATTGTCTAAATCCCGTGCTACTTTGTTTAGCTCAAATTGTAGCTGGGATGCTTCCATCTGTACCTTGAACGGCTGTGCAGCCTGTGCGGACGTGTCCGGCGTTCTGGCACCTTTAGTCGGATTTAGATCATATTGATCTGCTTTATACCCCACCTTAGTGGAGAATATTGTGTCTTGTTGAGCCATTCAGTTAATCTAATAAACTGCTGTGTGCGGAGCTACCAGGTGTAGGTGGTCCTTGATAACCAGCAACTTCATTCCCAGGATTGGATATATTCCCAAAACCGTCTGTAACGTCTTCAGTTATTTGCTGACCCCCGAATACATTTTTCATGAGGTATGGAGTCGCCGTAGCAACACCCGCTTTAAGGAGGTCTGGTGCAATATCTTTGAAGCCCAAACGGTTGGCCTTCAGATGGCTTGGAGTTTTATAGCTGGGTAGAGCACCCATCCTAGGATACGGTCTAAGGGTTGGTTTATCTTTGACTGCTGCATACCATGCATCACGTTGAGCATTTCCAACATACTCAATCTTCTCGATAGTACGCACTACTTGTCCAAGATCATTTAACGCACCCGTACGTGTTCGTCTCCTAGCGTCTAAAAATCCTCCTTCCATATTCTTCATTTCAGCCAGCTTAGCTGAGGCACTGTTGATACCCTTTGCGGCTAACGTACCAGATTGCTGTACGTAGTTTTTAAGGAGATCAATGTTCTCCTCCATAAACTCTGCAACCTCGCCGTTAGCCTGCATCTGGGCATCATTGTAAGCTCTTGTTTCCTCATCAGCTAGCTGAGCTACGTTCGTGTTGTATTGATTAACACGTGCGTTATGCTGTGCAACAAGAGCTTGGTTGTAGAAATGAACTTGCTCAGTTGCCTGATTAAATTCATCAAGATACTTACCACGCTCTTGTTGAAATTTTAATTTATCCATACGACGCAGCGATTCCTTTTGCCGGTTCGCCTTGTCGTTATTCATGGCCCGGTTAAAAATACTGGACCCTGCTTGCAGTGCAAATGTAGCCAGAAGATTCCAGGCCATTAACTCCTCCTATAATAATTAGTCGAATAGCGCCCTTCCCAGTTGATCGATTCAATAGTAGTAGGGAATGCTGTATTACTTTGAATAGTAATAGTAGTGTTGTTGTTGCGCTGATAGACAGGAACGTCATGCACAGCACTCTCGGTCATGTTAGTACTGTTCAGTAGATACTGCTCAGGAGGTGTGACCGATACAGTGCTAGTTCGCACTGGGATACCAATAATTTTAATCTTATAATCAACCGGACCAGTCAAACCAGTCTTCACACGTAGACGGTGAAGGATCAGGTCAGCATCAATATCAGAGCTGACTTGCTGGTTCTCTGATTTCTTGTAATACATTCTCGGTAACTCTACCGACATATCAAACTTATAACCAATAAATACATCAGAGCCTCGCCAATCACCGGAAACTTCGACATAATCGCCATACGAGTCACTCCCTGTTGTGTATGTCACATTGTCCTCATCGAACACCTGTGACCGGTTTGAGTACATCACAACAACCAATTTAAGGCCTGTGACTTTAGCAGTAGGTAGGTAAACCTTTGTCTTGTTAACATAGCTACCACCAGCCACTTCCGTGTAAGTAGTGAATGGGTTGTTTTGGAATACATCCAGGTGAAGGTCAGTCTTCTTACCACTCTCCAAACTCAACACACCGTCAGTAGAACTTTGAGCAACGTCAAAAGATACAACAACGTGCTCATTGTTATCGGTACGGAGAATAGTGTGGTAGGAGTTACCGTCAAAGAATTGATGTTCTAGGTTACCAGGTAGTTTCCATCTATACCAAGCACTACCAATCTCTTGGTCAGCAGCTCTGAGATAGTTAAAGTGATAAAGATCTTTTGTACCAACCTTACCAAACGACACCAAACCAACGTCAGGAGATCCTACAATAGAGTCTACATCAGTAGGTACCAGTTCTGGAACTGTCCGTGTCTGTTCAATACTTTGAGGAGGTTCAAGAGCGTTAACTTTTAGCAGCTCAAACATCTTAGTTGTACTTGCTGTCTTAGAGATAAACGCAGTCGTAGAACCAAGGCTAATAGCTGGGTTGTCCATATCAGCCTCGTAACCAGCCACTTTGTTAATTTTAGCAGTAGTTGGAGATAGGATGTCAGAGTCAGTTGCCAGCAGGTACTGACCAGTTTTACCGTACAACAGCAAACCAGCAGTCTCCTTACTCACATAGTTAAGGCTAGGACTATCATTGTCAGAAACAGAAATATCAATAGGGTCATCGTTACCTGAAGCGACAGCGGATTTAGCGAAGAAGTTAAAGAACTCACCAGCTTTACTCAAGCTTACGTAGTCTTCAGTCAAGAAACCTAAACGGTTACGGTAGACAAAGATGTCTTTAATGTATCTGTTAATACCACCAGTTGTAGAGATAAAGTGAGGTGTTGGGTTAGTAACCTCATCACCTACTAACCTATCTTCCCAGTGTGGCCAAGGAGCGAAGCTGAAACTTCCATTAGGATTGATTGTCAATGCATGAGGCATTGTAGTTTTATCAATCTTGATAGGAATATTAAAACCAGGAGCTTCAACCCAGGTACCAGCACTGTACTCGTTATCGGTTTCAGTTCTAAATTCTAGATACATGTCATCAGCGTTAACATCAGTAGTGTTAACAATTTTAACTTTGTACCCATCTTTAATCTGTGTTGGGAGCTGTGACGCTGAACCTATTTCGTGACGAACTGCTTCAAACGCACCTGATTGCGGACTCTCGACTTCAAGTTCAAACTGAACACCAGCAAAGCCTGCTTTGGATTTAATGTAAATACCATTACCAGATTTAATAAAATCAAAGTTACTGGTAAAGCTACCATAGGCAGACTGGAACGAACTTTCTAACGCCGCTCTCATGGCCTCCACAGTGGCTGTAGAGGTGCTGTAAGTAGCTGTAGCTACAATCGTACCGTTAGTACCAAAACTACTGTCTACAGTCCGTATATAGTTAAGCTCGTGCGGTTGCAGACCACTTGGGTCATTCTGTAATTTAGTAAGATTAACTTTGTAGTCACCTGAAGTAAGCACATTAAAGAATAAAAATCCATCTTCAAATGTAGAGACTGGAGTTTTATAAGTAGTGTACGATACCTTTTTAGTAGGGTTAAGGATAAATGTAGTATCCTGGAAAGTTACAATCTTAAGCTTAGTTAAGTCAACAGTGCCACCATTTAGATCGTCTGCAAAATAATCATTTGCAGGTGCTATGCTTGTGTCAAATGTAGGGTAACTACCATCTGTTGTAGTTATTGCGTTATTACGAGCAGTGATTAAACCCTCGTAAGTTGTCTGTTCTGTAGCATAGGTTCCAGCCTCATAAGTTGCCAAAGCTGAACCATCAGCATCAGTAGCTTTAGTAACTTCAATCAATTCCCAAATTTTAGAATCAGGATCCAACCTATTCATCAAGATAGGGTAAGCGTCTGTTTTATCGACACCAATTCTAAAGACTCGATTTGTTGAAGTTTCTGTAAACTCACCAGTACTAGCAGAAATTGGGAATGTAGTACCACCAGCCAAACTTGGAGGTGAAATGGTTAACGTTGGGTCGCTAATGTAATTACTATCTCCACCTGTAACTGTAATGTTTTGAATCTTACCTTGTGAAATATCAATAGAAGCTGTAGCTCCTGTACCCCCACCACCGGTAATAGTACCAGTAGCTGTCACATAACCAAGACCAACATTAGTAGTTTCTACAGCAAAAGTTGGTTTAAGGGTTACAGTTGCAGTTGCCTGTGAGGTTGAGTTACCAGCAGCAATACTAATTGTTGTAGCTAAATTGTTGTTGTAGTTACTACCAGGATTAGTTAAATTAATTTTGTTAACCGAATAACCCATTATAACATCAGCTACAGCTGTAGTAATACCTTCATTAAAATAGGTAATCCTATTAGGTGTAGTTAATGTACCAAAGAATGAACTTGGTGTAGTTGGGAAAAAATCCAGGACTGTCCATGGTCCCCCTGGAGGATAGTAGTTTTGTTGATAAAGAGGAAACTGGTCTGGAACCCTAGAAGAAAGTGCTGTGTTTTCAGTGAAGACTACTTCAGAATCTGTGATGTCAGTTGTAGTAGGAGTCTCGTTTAACAGTGTCAGCGTAGTGACAGTAAACTTTTTAGATGTATCCGCTGCAAGAATCCCCGGTGTTTGTGTACTGGTACCTACGGCAATGTAACAATCTGGACCACGTAATTCTGCAGGAATATCAAACTCATACTCACTTAGGTAGTATGGTTCATCACTGTTTTTATCAGGGTCGTTTGAAAAGATTTGCCCAATGTGCTGCCAGTCACCTCGGTAACCAGAACCGGAGTAAAGATCAGGGTGAGCAGAAAGATAATTGCTATCTGGCGGACCATTTGGATCAGTACTACCAGTCCAGCCTGATTCCTGTCCACCGTGACCAAACGCAGTTACACCTGCTTTGGCAATATAAACATCAAGTTTCGGGTATCTAGAATTACCATAAGGACCGTCTTTATAGTCATTATACTGACCACCATTATAGGTACCTACGCTGTAATGTTTTGTACCATCACCGTAACTATGACTAACACCGTTGTGAGCACTCGCACCTTCAGCAGATGGCCAATTTTTGTTACCGGTAGCAGCCATGATACGGATTTTACTTTTACCAGTAAGATCCTTTTTATGCAGATAAATACCCTGAATACCAGTACATAAACCAGATCCATCAGAAAAGACCATTTGATCTCTTCCGGTATTGTAAAATTCTACATCATTAGTTACTAAAGTAGGGTTGCCATATTCATCAAACCCGTTCTTTTGAAACAGTCTTTGACCTTCAAAGGAACCATCATGACCACCATACCCACTTGGATGCTGACCTATATTACAGCCAGTTTCTCGTCGATTATTAGGATCAGCTAGATCAATAAAATCACCATCCTCTACAAGTACTTTAACTACTTCCTGTGTGAACCAATTGACAACAGCTGTAGCTTTGTAATCTTTCAGACCACCAGTAAAGCTTACAATTGGGATGTCAAAATAATTACCACCAGCGTTGGTTACATTAATAGATTTTAAATCACCAGTTTCATTTAACACAACTTCAGCTGTAGCAGCAGAACCGCTTCCACTAATAGTTGCAGCTGGAGGAGTTTCATAACCCGCTCCTGCACTTGTTAAATTGATTTCAGTAATCAGATTATCAGAAAGAGTAATAGAAGCTGTAGCTTGAATAGAAGGTAGACTACCACTCATCGTACCACCATCTCTGATGTAACTAATGTTACCGTTAGAGTCTTCTAGGATGGCATTGTTGATAAACTGGTAAACCTCTCCCAAATTATAGGTAGTACTAATATCAAAAATATTATTGAATTGATCGTTAGTAGCTTGATAATTTGTGTAGTAAGTTTTCTGTTCATTCTGGAAAGTTGTCAGACCAGAAATCTTAGAAGATAAAGCAGAAGCTTCGGAGTTGATGTTGGCAACGTATGTAGCCCAGGAACCACTAGAGATATAAGCTGGGTTGCTGTAGTAGTCATCGTAACTAACAGCTCTAGGTAGTCCACTTTCCTTGTACCAAAGTTTTAAATTAATATGATGTCCTGTTACACCGGTGTTTGCGTAGTCATTGATCTGACCAACATACGGAACACCGTCAATGTTAATGTCGAACCACTTTTCAGTAGCTCCCCATTCTCTTGTGCCTTCAGTTCCTCCTGGGGTAGCTGCTCCCCTAAGAGAGGATTCCAGCTTAGCGCCAGGACGCTTCATCAGACCCAGAGCATACTCAGGAAATGCGTTAACCATGTCACGCACTTCACCGGGATATTTTTTAGCGTCAGGTTGTTGGCTAATGCCTCCCAACAGGTTAGGTATCTTCTGGGTAATTGTTGTCATCGTGCAAGTGCCTGGAAGGGTTTATAGCTGCTATAAGTATTATAGCCGTCTTTCCAACCAAACATTGAGTAGTCACCTTGTTGGGTTTCATACTCCATCATAGCCTGCTTACTCATCTCTTCATCAATAGAGAGAAGTCGAACGAGTTCTTGATCGCCAACTAGTTTCAGAGCGATTTGACGTGCAGCTTTTGCTTGAATGTGTGCTTGGAAAGCGTAGGGGAGATCGTTAAAGTCGTAGTAGTAAACGACATCACAGTAGATGTCTTCTGTAAATTCGTTGGTATGATTATACTTATCATACAGCAAACGTTTCTTTTGGATTAAATTGTACGTGTCACGATGCATGTCTCTACTAGCATCGATTTGTAAAATATCAAACTCAAGTGCAATAGTCTTATCAGCACGTGGAGTGAACTTGACACGACGTTCAGTGTTAAACACCCACCCCTCAGCTTGGAGGTTTCGGCTTACTTCACGCAAAGTCTGCAGTGTTGTGTAAACCTCAGGGTTTTGCATATCCAGCGTAGTGACAGGAGCCTGTCCCACGGAGCTTAGTATTTGGTTTACTGCATCCAGTTCTGTGGACACTGCATAGTTAGGATTAGGCATTGTCTAATTTTGGATATAAAAAAAGGGAGACCCCAGTTAAGGAGCCTCCCAAGGAGAAAAAATTAATTTGATCAGACAGTCAGGACGACACCAGCGGTTTCAGTACCGACGGTGGTAGCAGTCAGATCGGTGGAGGCACCAGAGGAATCACCACCAGCGTGGATGGCGACAGCGCCAGCACAGTTCAGGTGAGATGCACCCATAGCCAAGCGTCCCACGACCAGATCACCCTGGTACATGATCGACACGTCACCAGAAGTGGTTTGAACGGAAGGACCAATTGCCTCAACCACACCCACAGAATCCTTGTGCATGATAATGCCTTGGAGGTTCTGGTTTGCAGCGAAGCTGTAGTCGTTGTTCTCACCATCAGTGTGAGTCGAAGCGCTAGTGCCAGTAGGCAGGTTGTTGGAGCGCAGGATCTTGATGCCAGCGATGCTGACCAGACCGTCACCGTTCTGCAAGGAAGAACCAACCACGTCGCGGTTGATCAGTGCAGCGTCAACCTTAGTAATCAGGTCATAGTAGCTAGCGGGAGGGAGAATAGCAACACGTCCTTCAGCAGGCACGTTGGTTTCATCAAAGCGAGTAGCTGCTGCAAAGAATGCATCAACCATCTTCTGAGCGTGACCAGCAGCACCTTGGATGTTAGCGTTGCCGATCTCGATACGAGCACCAGCGAACTGACCAGACACAGCGCGACCCTGTTGGGAAGCAATAGCGGCAGCACGGAAGATTTTCTTATCGTATGCATTTGCGAGGCTGTAGCCAAGCTTGCGTGCGATTTCACCGCGCAGGTCATAGTGAGCCAGAATTTCGTCAAGGTCATCAACGAAAGTCGAAGCGATCAGCAAATCATCCATGATGATCGTCTTTTCAGCCACGTCGAGCTGGTTAGCAGTGCCACTAGCTTCAGTAGACTCACCGAGAATCGCCTTACCAGGAGTATGGTAGTAAGCATCCAGAACGCCGGTGAAGATGAACTGCATTGATTTGCCGCTCTTAAGAGTACGGCGGGTGCAGAGATCTTTGGCGATAGTTTTGTTCTGATAAGCCTTGAACAGCTCACCGCTGAACAGCTTCAGATACGTAGAATATTTGCCGGATTGGATACCAGCATCATAACCCTGAGTATTAGAGTTAAAAGTAAGAGATCCAGTCAGTGCAGGCGTAGCGCCATACATACCGGATACAACTTGGTTAGACATTGTATTGTTTTAAAAGAAGGTTTACGTTTACCTTCAAGCGCTTGAAGTATTCAATTTGTATTGTGGTCTATCCCACCGTCTAGACGGCAGCAAGGTATCCGCGTACGGGCTTGATGCCAATGCAAGGGAGGTCCGACTCTGAGGTGCCTCCCAAGCTGTTAAATAAAGTAGCCCATACTAGTGGGCCGTTTCTCTAGCTGTTTCTGTTTGAACCTTGTATACATACGCTCTGCCTCTTCAGCCCTTCGATCGTAATGAGGAATACTTGGCTTGAAGTAGGTGCGAGTAAAGTATTCAGATGCTTCAGAAGCTGAACCAAAGCGATCGGGATTATCGAAAGCTCTAGTATAACCAGACAGTGATGCACCGTTTGGATCATGTTGTCCACCATACTCTTGTGCAAAGTAAAGTAGTTGAGAACTCATAAGGTTAGGATCTAACCCAGTTCTCATCCACGATTCTCTTTGTGAATCATATGCTTTCCTACGCGGTCCAGTATATTGTGATAAACCACGACCAGCAGCGTAGCCACGCTCAACCACATCCAATTGCATGAGGTTGGGGTCACCGGTCTCGACAGCCCAAGAGCCTAAGAGACCAGCCGCAGCTTGTGCGCTGAATGGTCGTGGGATTCTGCCACCAGAGTCTTGAACAACTTGAGGTGACATCAGATACGTGAAAGCCGCATCGATGTTTCTGTAATCCTGTTGGGATATTTGTGGAGGTTGTTGTTCAGACATAGTAGCATAAAGGACAAATTCTATCAACTGTAAACTTTGTTTTTAACAAGATAGGTAACGCCGCGATACTTCAGCTTCGCTGCTTTGTCAGCGGCTTTTTGCTCTTTGAGTCGAGCTTGCAGTTCAACATTAGGCATGTTAATCTCCATTGAAGTATCACACCCCCGTTCCATGGTGTGAGTGTTATGCGTCCAGCATGTAAGTCTCCTCTAAGAGTACACGTTGCAGACTATCTTTTAAATACTCATAGTATTGCTGCTCCACTGGGTCTCCACCTGGCCAGTTTTTGTGGGCAAAGGTGACAGCCTTGTGGAGCATTCGCAAAGAGGTGACTGTAAATTGTAGCTCGTAGATGCTTTCTTCCATGTTGGATGAACGTACGTTACTTAGAAGGAATATTTAAACCCGGCTTTAGTCCCAACTCCAAGCCCTTCGACTTCGAGACCTTCAGAGGTGATAGCAGAGACTTCGCCATAGGCGGAGAGACGCTTAGTAACACCGACATTCAGGCCGACTTTACCAGAGGCAGCGCCAACTTGCTCAGCGTCATCAGGAAAGGACACAGCAGGTCCACCCTGAATATACCAGCTGGAGCTAGAACCGAGAGCATTCTCATAACCCACATGGGTTTCGAGCAGAGCACCTTGGTAGTCCTCACCGGACCAACCTTGGTTTGCTTCAACGTTTACATAGACACCAGCTGCAGCGGGAGCAGCGAAGGCAAGAGTAGAGATAATAAGGAGGGCGTTTTTCATTTCTTTTTAGTAGATTTCTTTTTAGCGTTTTCTGCAGCTTTCATCCCCGCTGCAGTGTAGGGATATTTTTTACCACCAACTTTAGGCATTTTTTTTCTTAGCAGTTTTTGCAGATCGTTTGAAATTGGCTGCCGTAGGAGCACCTTTGCTCCCAGGCTTCCTCATTTTTTCACCACTACCTTTTGCGATACGTTCGCGCTTGGCGTGGATGTTTGCATACAATCCTTGTTTAGCCATTACCAGAATCCTGGAATAAGTTGACCGGTTACAGCATAGGAGCCGATCGCAGCGATGACTCCCAGCATAGCCAGGCGCCCGTTAAGGCGCTCAGCTTTTTCGTTATGTGGGACTGAGTTTTCGTCGATGTACATACGTGGTTCGGTGGGCCAGATTTGTGTGTCGTTCATTAAGCAATAGCGGGTGCAGTGAGAGCAATGGGAGTGGACTCAGCAGCTGCCAAGTCAAGAGGGAAGTTGTGAGCATTACGTTCATGCATCACCTCCATCCCCAAACCTTGACGGTTCAGAATGTCAGCCCAAGTAGGAATGACACGGTTAGAACTGTCAATGATAGATTGATTAAAGTTGAATCCATTAAGATTGAATGCCATAGTGCTTACCCCCAAAGAAGTAAACCAAATACCAACAACTGGCCAAGCAGCAAGAAAGAAATGCAGACTGCGTGAGTTGTTGAAGCTGGCGTATTGAAAAATGAGTCTACCAAAGTAACCATGAGCTGCTACAATATTGTACGTTTCTTCCTCCTGGCCAAACTTGTAGCCTTGGTTCTGACTAACCGTTTCAGTTGTCTCGCGAACCAAAGAAGAAGTAACAAGGGAACCATGCATAGCTGAAAACAGACTACCGCCAAAAACGCCAGCGACCCCAAGCATATGGAAAGGGTGCATAAGAATGTTATGCTCAGCCTGAAATACCAACATGTAGTTGAAGGTACCCGAGATTCCCAGCGGCATTCCATCAGAAAAAGAGCCCTGTCCGAAAGGGTAGACAAGAAATACAGCTGTTGCAGCAGCGACTGGTGCAGAATATGCGACAAAGATCCAGGGCCTCATCCCAAGTCGGTAACTAAGTTCCCATTCGCGTCCCATATAAGCGAAGACGCCAAGGAGAAAGTGGAAGACAACAAGCTGGTATGGTCCTCCGTTGTAGAGCCATTCACTGAGTGAGTTGGCTTCCCAGATGGGGTAAAAGTGGAGCCCGATTGCGTTACTAGAGGGTACGACGGCTCCTGAAATGATGTTGTTTCCATAGAGGAGTGCTCCTGAAACTGGTTCTCTAATTCCATCGATGTCTACTGGAGGTGCAGCGATAAACGCAATGATAAAGCAGGTAGTTGCGGCAAGCAACGCGGGGATCATCAAGACCCCGAAGTGTCCGACGTAAAGTCGGTTGTCAGTACTTGTCACCCAGTTGAGATAGTTATCCCACAGTGATGACTGCTGACGTGTAGCAATAGTAGCAGCCATTTATTTAAAAATTAAAATTCAAGGTTAGGGGAGTTAGCAAGTTTGTTCATGACATCGTTGCGATAAGCAGGATCATTCTCATACTTAGGATCATTCATGTCACGGATCAACTCTTGCTGACTTCGATAAGATTGATTATTTATAGCTTGGCGACCGGTCAAGGTAGTACCTTCTTGGCCATTGGCGTCGAAGAAACGTTTGGCAACTGCATCAACTGCCATATTAATCTGGGTCACATTTGCTGAATCAATGATTTGATCAAATTGTTGGATTTCTTCTGGAGGAAAGACTGATGCTGCCCACCTCATCATCTGTTCGTACTGCTCTTGTCCACCAACTCTACCAACAACATCGGTAATCTGTTGGTCGGAAAGATCAGCCGGAGCTTCTGAGTTATCAAAGAAAGCTTTGATCAGGTCTTCCTTTGAAACATCGTTAAAAGCTTCTGCGTTGAATTGTTTTTCGTTTGTGTAAGCCTCAAATGCCTCAGCCAGTTTGTCTCCAACAGAGGATGGTTGTTCAAACTGTTGTTGCTGTTCAGGTTGTTGAGGGTTTGGGTTTTGCTCACTAAATTTAGTTTGCAATTCCAGATAACCACGTTCGAGATCCTCTGCGGATTTATATTTACCAGCCAAAAGTTGGTTCTCAGCTTGAGAAAGTTGCTCACCAATTTCTAGTGAGCTAGCTTCATCAGCTGCTTGAGCTTCTGACTGTTCGGCAGGTACACTGCCATCAAATTGCATTTCAGACATTGGGGCGAGTTACTTTAATATTTGGTTTGACTTTTCCATCCACAGTAACAGTTTTAGTTTCTTCAGATTTCTGTGGATTCGGGGAGGTCTTCGGCGTCTCCTTCCTGGGGTTCTTGGATGTTCTCATTTTTAGAGGGATCGAGTAGTGGAGCTTTGGCTAGCTGTCCAGCCTGTTGCAGAATCGTCATGTCCTGCTGCTGTTGCATAGCTGCCTCTTGCTCTTCCTGCATCTGATCCATAGACTTAACCAGGTTAAGAACGTCGATGCCTTGTGCAGCTGCGAGGCGTTTGATGGCTTCGTCAGCGTTAACGAAATTGACCAGTGCTTCAGGTCCAAGTGTGGATGCAATAGTTTGCAGGAACATAGTCAAGGATTGTTGATCTTGACCACGACCAAGACTATTAATGCCAGCAACAATAGTTGGATTAACAATATCTTTGGGGTAGCGTGGTAGCTCACCGGTACGTTGAAGCACCAGCAGTTTACGATTAAGATAAGGGACTAGGAACTCTACAGTCAGCAGGGAGAACAGTCCCCCAAGGCTGGATTCAAGTTCTAGTTGAGTCAACCTAATTTCTTCGGCTGTGACGCGTTCCGCTCGCCGTGGATTCATTACTAGGAATGCTTCCAGTAGCCTACGTTCGTAGTCACCAATCATGGCAGCAGCGGTAGAGAAGTCCATCGACTTTCCAACTTGCACCACACCGATGTCATCAGGACGGCCTGCAATGATAGCACCATTGCCAGCAGCGGCTAGTGCCTGCGGCTTGGTCATGCTGCTTGGGGAGACCGTGAACACCACCTTAGCAGCTGCAGCGCTGCCTTCGACCAGTGCTTGTGACAGTGCGTCAAGTGACTTGAAGTCGCCCAGGAATTCCCCCACGCGTCCACGTCCATAACTCTCACCGTCAACAGTATTGAATCTCAATGCGAGCCAGGGAGATGCATCCTTAGGAGCTTTGCCTTGGCTACCAGGAATGATTTGATCATAAGCTTCCTGGTGCCACACCCAACGGTTGCCTTGCAGCACTACGTGAGTGTACACTTCACATTCTTTTTCATAGGACACACTGTTGTCAGTGTCTCCGTTCATTTCTCTTGCTTGCTGTGCTTTAGCTTTGAAGTTATCAGGCAGCAAGTCTTCATGGATCAGTTCTTTTGTGACAATCTCTATCACATTTCCGTTGCCGTCTCTGTCTATGACATAACGGTTGAGCGGGTAGTGTTTGACACCAGCCTTACCCATAAACAACAACGCGTTACCGCCCACAACAAGGTGCTTGATTGCTTGGTGAATCGTGACACGATCACTGGATGCTGCAATGCTATCCATCACCATGCGCTCCATCTTAGCAAAGCTTAGATCAAGTTCGGATCGTACTTCAGCTGGGAGCTCATCTCCAAGCTTGTCGTCACGAATCTGGAACTTAAAAAATGTGGTTTGTGGTGGTAACAAAGCAAGCATTAGTTTACTTGCCAGAGTTACCACGCACTTAGCACCAACACTTTGCCAGGGAGTTTTAACCTTGTTAAATGTAGTACGAGTTACGTCATCAATGATGAGGTAAGGTAGAGTCAACCGGGCACACTCAACCGCTTCGTCTAGAAACTGCTGCCGGTATGATGTGAGGCGACTGTATCTGTTACGAGCGGTCATTGTTTATCAGGCCATGTTGATTGATGCGCCAATTGGTTTGGCTTGCAGTGAGCTATCACCAGTACCACCGAGATAGCCGCTGGCTTGCAGCACGTTAGTGTTGCGTACGCCAGATTGTTGTGCACGTTTCTGTGTCTTAGATCGAGCACCACGTGGACCAGCATTAGCTGCCTTCAGTGTGCTGACTAGTTGTTTTGTTTGTGCTTTAGCAGGAGCTGCCTGGGAGCGTGCCGCTGCTGCTGCTTGTTGCATCTGTTGTTGCATCTGTTGCATCCGCAGTTGGTTGCGACGATTCTGAGCAGCAGCTTGGATGCCACCGCTGTGCGCTTGCCAGTGCTTCAGTGCGTTCTTTTCTGAGACCGCATTCATGTGGTGAGCTGCGACGCTTGCTGCTTCAGGCAGTCCAGCGTAGGCACCCATGACTAGGTTATAAAGTTGTTGCTTTTTGCTCATGATTAAAATTCCTCTTCTAGTTTCTTGTTCAACCAGTCGATGACTGATCGTTGTCCAGCCCGGTACATAATAGTTGACATACTATCGCCAGGGCCGGGGTTGGTTGGGGGGAATGATTCATCAGCTTGGTTGAGCAATGTCCTTACGGTCATGCCGTATGCTTCAAGCGTATTGAGGGAGATTGACATTAGAGTGTTCGAAGAAAGCAGGCATTCTGGCCCGCTGTGTTTCTAAAAGACCTTCGGCTTTCCCTGCGTACATTAAAGAGTCGCTTTGATCGAGCCAAAATTTTTTGTCTAAATATTTATCGGTAGTATTTATACCTAATGGCTGCATAATCCAGTTAATGGTAGCTTTACGCAGTTTATCAAGGGAGGGGGAAATTGTCAAGCCCAGCTCCCTAGAAACCAAGGAATTACATGCAACGTGGACCTGTTCGTCTCGGCTTATGTCAGCACTGACTGTTCGCATTCCTGGATCACCATTAAATCGCAGGAACGGGAGGAGCACGAAAAAAATCGCACGCTCGGCAACCATCGCTTTGAGGATTGTGTGATCAGGATGAGCAACCCACGCGTCTCTGAGTCTGATGGCTTCGGCTTCAGCTTTTTCATCAACCCCGAAAGAATTGGCGATGTAACCGAGAGCAAGGTCGTGCTTTTCCTCGTCTTTAACGTTGGATAGGAGTAGATCACGCGCCGATTCAGGGACATCATTTTCGAGAGCATCTTGTATAAAATCTCCTACGGGGAGTTCCATGTGCCGTATGGCCAGGGCGCGGTAAATCGTTTCTTCCGCGCCTTCGCGCACCTTACCAGCAGTAGTCTGTACTGGAGTCCAGGTGCGCTTTCGATTAAGTAGTTTTGTATAAGGGTTCATTCGCCGCAATTACAATCAGGAACAGGGGATAGAAGTTCCTCCAGGTAATCATCAACATCATCTTCATCTAGAGCAGCATAAACGTTGCTCTTGTCTTGAGTGTCATGCATAACCTGCAAGGAATAGTAAAGGGAAGTTTGCGGTGAAGCTAACCACTCTTCGACGAATTCGTTGTCGTAGGTTACAATATCACTCCAAGAGTTAAAACTGTATCCGTGAAGAAGTCCCGTGTTATTAAGCAGCGTCATCAAACCATCCGCTACTTTTTTGTATGCAGCCCAACCAACTTCACTAGCGATTTCAACTTCGCCGTAGTCGTAGGACTCAACTCCAAACGTCCCGCTGTCTCGATCGACGGTGCGGGAGATAGGTGGAGCAATTTCTGGGGTAGTAGTAAAGCCATCAGTATCTTTGTACCGGTAGCTGCAGGAGGCCGTAGGAGCCACTGCAAATGCCCTGACCATGCCATGGTCCCGAGCCACCTCTGCAGCCGCCTTGATGGCGTTCTGGAAGGACTCTGCGAGGGCGTATCCAGCGGAAGCGGACAGCCTGCCACGGTTCAGATCCTCTAGACCTTGACCGAACTCTTTGTAAGATACTTTGTATCGCCGCAGCATGTTGGCAAGTCCAAGCATACCGAGACCAACTTGACGATCTACTTCTGGGGACAGGTATTCACCTGATTCCTCGATGTTTGTTTTAGCGTGCAGCTCACACAGCTGCCTCATACCTTCTACAAAGGCAGGCTCAAGATCACCCACAGTAGCAGCGCCACAGTTAATATGCTGCAGCAAGCAAGTACCACGGGAAGGTAGATAAACCTCCAAACAAACGTTACCATAAATCCGGTTGCCATTTTTATCGTATTTAATTTTGTTTAACCAGATGTCGCCTTGACGAATACCACGTAGCAGGTCGTCCTTTGTTTGGGGAGACGACTCATCCCACATGGTCTGGTTTAAGTTTACACAACGCTTAACCCACGGTAATTCGTGACGTTGGACGTTGATAAAGTCAAGAATATCAGGGTGCGAGAGGTCCAAATGACACACTACTGCACCGTTTTTGTACACCCCGCCGCGACGGAGAATTTCATTGAGGGTACTGTAAATTTTAGCGAAACTAACCGGCCCTGAAGCTACAAGTCCATTTTTGTTCTCAGAACCTTTTGGACGGAGCTTTGTCAGGTGGACAGCACAGCCTGCGCCAAAACGCAGAGCATGGCTGACAAAACGCCAAGACGCTTCAATACCGTTTTCTCCCTCGATGCTGTCCTCTACGGAATAGACCGTACAGCTGACTGGCAATCTGGAAGTAGGATCATCGATCCAAGATTGTACGCGCCCAGTTCGGGCTACAAGATCGGAAATACTCATTATTTAAACTAGGTCTGACAGGTTGGGTGGTTCGTAATTTGGTCCTTTTAGGACTTTACCATCTTCACGGTAAATTGGTTTGCCGTCATTATCGAGCTTACTCATGTTACTTTTATGGACACGGCGCAATGCTTGCTCCAAGTCCCAGTCCATGTTCTCAGCGTACTGAGCACAAACATACACTAGATCGGCTAGTTCTTTGAGGCAGTCAGCACGGCTACTGATGTCCATCATAGCCATGTTGTAATCTGCTTCAATAAATTCTTTGAATTCTTCAACGATCAAATTCTTCTGCATAAGGCGTCGATTCAAATCGTTCTGTATACCGTAGGAGTTCCGGAACTCGATCGCTTGGTTGCTGAGCAGTGACATATTTCAGTTCGTTGGTGAGGTAGTGAATTGCTTTTTCTAAGTCTTCGACATAATTGTCTTTGTATCCAGCTCGGCAGATGTATTTTACCGCATTGCCTAAGTGGTAGGATAGTTCTTGATCACGAATAAAGTCCCATACTTCGATGGATCCGCGTCGGTAATAGTCTGGGGAGTGGGCCATTCTTTAAGCAGTTGCTTAACTGTATTTGTTAGTGCGTAGTTTTGTCGTTGTAGTGCCATAAGGATGGTAATAATGTCATCCTTAGAAGCTTTAGGTAGGAGGTCTTCAAGCCGCTTCAGTGCGAACTCCTGCTCCATTGTTGGTTGTGTTACGGGCATCGGGGGGAGTCCAGTAGAGGATTTGTTTTCGTCCGGCGTCATAATGTTCGTTATGTAGAATCTTTGCCAGTCGAGCATTCAGTAAAGCATCGTCTTCCGACAATCCCTTAGCTTTGTAAGCCTTGACTACAGTATCCCATGTACAGCCATCTTTGTCAAGCAATGCTGCTGCACGCTTAACGCCGATACCAGGGATGCCACTGTAACCATCTGTTTGGTCTCCTGACATTGTTTGAATAAGATGCCAACGTTCTGCTTCCTCAGGTGTGATAGTGATAACACCATCGGACAGGTCAAATAAATCTCCTGGGATTTGACGCATATCCTTGTCAGGAGAAACGACTATATTACCAGGGTGCCTTGTTGCATAGATACCAATAGCATCATCAGCTTCAAGGAATGGGTGAATAATAACGTGGTGCTCTTTCTTCAGTTGGTTAATCGCTCTTCGGTAACCACAGGGTTTCTTTCGATTACGGTGTCCTTTATACGCTGGATAGAGTAATTTACGAAAGTTGCGGCTACTAGAAAAGAAAAGAATAAAATCATCGAAACATCCAAGATCACTTGCGATGTCATAGAGGTTTGATTCGATTGTTTCCATGACTTCGGAGAATCTGGAGGTGACGACGATAACGTCTTTTCCGAAATCAATCTCTGTCTCGCAGGCTGCACAGGCCTTGTAGACGATGTAGTCTGCATCAATTAGTAGTGTCATATTAGTGTACCTCTGCCCAATTTACACCAATTTTGCCTTCGGCTGCAATAGGACAGCGTATGTTGTAGAACTCTCCAGCAAGTGTAGCGGATAGTTCCAGAGCAAATTTAAGTTCATCGGCTTGAGGTGGGTGGCATTCATATTGCAATTCGTCATGTACAAACGCTAGTTGCGATGCACACAAGTTTGTTTCTTTAACAGTGTCGTTAGCTATGACTAACCATTTCTTCGCCAAAGATGCGCTAGACCCTTGTAGTAGAAAGTTGAGTGCTTTATGCGGTGAGTCAACGTTAAGTCGTCTTCCATCAATCGCGTTAACATAGCCACGATCAGCCGCAGTTTGAACAGCAGCAAGTAGGTCAGCAAGACCCGGAATGGCTTCGATATAAGCCTTGCGGATCTCTTTGCCTTTTGCTTTAGCCTGTGAAGGGGGGAGTTGCTTATCATAGCTTAATCCAATTTTAATGTCTCCAGCGCCGTAGAGGAAGGCATAAGTAACTGTTTTGACGAGTTTCCTACTGATTCCAATTTTGTCTGCATTGGTTTGATGTATGTCGCCGGTGAGTAGAATGTGCGCATAACGGCCCTCATCGTAGCGATGAAGATAATGGGAGAGCATACGAAGCTCAATACCAGCAAGGTCCGCACCCACCAGTATTTGTCCGGGCGTGGCGGTAAATAATTGTCTAAATCGTTCGTCACTAGGCGTTTGTGCAAGGTTTGGGTTTCGGTGGGCACAACGGCCCGTGTTAGTAGCTACACTACAATGGTGGTGGATGCGTTTAGATCTCGTAACAAGCTTCAGCCAGGCGTTCTTCCCTTCGGAGAGCATCCCTAACATCTTCGTAATCTCCAGCATCCTCAAGAACGAGAGCGCCAGGTCGGTTCCAATATCCTTCAAAGATGTTTCGTCTACGATAGGCTTTCCAGTAGCTGTCAAAGCGGTTGGGATCCATCCGCTGTGTGTCTTCAATATCCATGCTATGTGGTCCCGTGATGTGGGGTTAAACTCCTTCAGTCGTGTAAATTCGGCACCTGCGATGTAGCCTTTGCTTTTGTTATCTCGCTTAGGAGTGAATCTCTGTCCTGGGACGAGAGGGTACCGCTTTCGTAGTAGTGAATCAATGTTTTCAAGTTCAGTTCGGAGAGCTGATGCAAGTTCCCATGCAGCTCGTTCATCAAAATACCATCCATGTTGTTCTTGTGCAGTTAATATAGTAGCTACTTGGTGCTCCATCTGGAGCCATTCAGGTAGGGGAGGAAATGCTTCCATAATTTACGTGTTACAACAACGTCTTGTGCCATATAATCTTCCATCTCTTGACTCCATGCATCCCAAGCTGTTTCGATCTCAGCCTTGTGTTCACCCAGGCGGTAACCGTAGGCTTTAAGACTGTGCGATCCGTACAGTTTAGCAGGCATGTCAAGCCATTTGCGCTTCTTATCAATGTCCAATAGATTAGCGTGATACACGTGAGACAGGATAAGAGTGTCAACTGCTTGACCTTTAAAGTCAAAGAATGGGTAGCATTTTTTAAGAGCAGGTAGGTCGTAGTTAATAATGTTGTGACCAACCACATGTTCTGCTTCTTCAAGCATGGTGACTGCTCTTGTTATAGGTTCACCAGTTCCAACGTCGTTGAAGATTGAGGTTTGATTATTATCTATATCGTAGATACAGACACAATGTATAGAACTTACATCTTTTAAAAGTCCATTAGCTTCAACGTCAAATACTAGATTCATCTCGCGCAACTTCTGCTTTACGAGCTTTTTTAAGGTTACGTAATTCTTTCTTAATCTCTTGGTAAGCAGACTCGAAGTCAATTTTCTTACCTCGTTCCATAGCAATAATCACCTCACAGCGAATACCGAATTGATACAACGCTTCGTCGTAGGAGTTCAGTTTGTTACACATTGGGGTTACTTGTGATTCCAGTAATAGGTTTTGTCTTTGAATTGTGCACGCTCTACCATCTCGGGCGTGGGAGGGTTAGGTCGCTTTAATTCTGAGTAATCTAGCGATGGGTGCTCATACTCATACCAAGGATGTACCCAAGGTTTATAGGGACTAGATTCAAAAATCGGTTGACGGGTTGAAATTGGGTTCAGCTTCATTAGTCTCTGTAAATTGGCATGTATTAAGGTTATATTTCAGGTGGCAAGCGATGCCAGTCTCGCCAGAGTATCGATTTTTAAGGACTCGCACAGTTGTATTAGCGTCAGCAGATCTGTCTTGTTGATCTCTTTCGAGGCCAATAACTCCGTCAGATAGCTGTGCAATTGCCGCGCTTCCGCGGAGCTGTCCAAGTGTGACGCGTGCTCCTTCCTCATGGCCTTGATCAGTTTGTGAACGTCGTAAATGTGAAACTAGAAATAATGCGATGCCAGTACGTTCAACAAGTGATCGTAGCTTAGTCATCGTGGTATCAATCATACGGCGCTCATCACCGTCGAGACCGCTAAGTAGAATAGAAAGGTGATCAAGGAAGATAACCTTACAGTCCAAGGCGCTACTGAGATACTCAATACGATTGTAGATAATGTCCGGCTCATAGCTGCCAAATCCGTCGTAGAGGAACAATTGCCATTTATCAAGAGTCCGCTGGAATGCGGTGTCAAGTTCATCGTGTTCATGTTCTCCAAGATGGTAGGCCTTATGTTCGGCCACCGACATCAATCCAAGTGCAGTTCGTCTATTTGATTCCTCAAGAGCCAGGTAACCGAGTCGCTCCCCGTTCTGCAGTAGTGAAGTAGCAATGTGCCTACAGAATGAGGACTTGCCAACACCGCTTCCCGCAGTGATAGTGATAAGCTCTCCGTACCTAATACCGTGTAAGATCCGGTGTAGGCCTTGGAAGGGGTAGTCATGATTAGATGGAGGACTAGGTGTTGTTACTAGAGATCGTAATGTTTTACCATCGACAATCCCATCTGGTCGGTACTCTGTTGCATCCCAAATTGCTTTGCGGATTGCTTCAGTGTCATCAGCCATAAGTGCATCAGAAGCGTCCTTATACTTATCGTCCAACAGGGCGATGCTCACCTTTCCGGGTGGCAGAACACTAGCTGCTTCTTCAGCGGCCTTACGGCCAGGCTCGTCATTATCAAAGAATAAGACAACCTCTTCATATCCTTGTAACCAGTCCAATGATTGCTGAATACTCTTACGAGCTGAGGCAGCACCAGATGGCAGTGATACATGAGGCCAGTTCGGCATAGCTACAGCACAGCTGGCAGCATCAAGCTCACCCTCTGTAATAACTACGCGTCTTCCATTTGATGGGAAAAGGTTCTGACCCCAAAGGGCACCAGCAACCTTGCCTTCATACTTGAAAGTCTTGTCCTTCGATTTAACTTTACATCCAACGATACGTCCACTCTTGTCTGTATAGTAGAAACGTAGAACATTATCATCGGTGTAAATTTTGTATTTAGTACATACGTCTTCAGATATTTTCCTTCGCTTGAGCCGTACGGGCTCGCCTTTAATAGTTACGTCATGTGTCATTTGTGGTGTGGATTCGACATCATGTTGATAGGTGTGACAAGAGAAACAGAAAGTATGTCCGTCTGAGTACAACGAATTGGCATCAGACGAACCACAGTTATCACATGGTATGTGTCGTACAAACTCACTCTCTAATTCAGCCATTCGTTGGGGATAGATCGAAAATGTGTCCAGGGAAAACCATGCTTTTCAGCCCACTTCGCATATGTAGTACGTGAGCCCTTGTATATTTTATTGTAAGGAGCTTGGAATACAAAGCGAATATCAAGATCGGGATGTTGCTTTTTAACAGCAATCATCTTGCGTCTATCATCCGGGCTAAGGTGGCCCTTGGCTTCAAGCATAATACCTGATGGCAAAATGAAGTCGGGTGAGTAGTTGCAGCTTAATACATATGGTAGTTTAACACTTTCGTATTCATAACAAACTCCAGAGTCGGAGAGAAAGTCAGCGACCTTCTTCTCCAAACCAGAGCGGAAGTTAGTCATCGATTGCTTTTTCTACGATTTCTTCCACAATTTCGCCAACAGCTCGCCGCATTTCGTATTTGAAATCGTTGCGGTCAGCCTTGTAACGGGTGACAGTAATAGCAGGCAGATCGATGGTGAATACACCCTCGTAGAGTCCGAGTTCGGCATTCTTTGTTACGGTAAAATCAGAAGTCATCAGTTGCATCCTCATCGTTATTGGTCAAGCCAACAGCAGCGTCAGCTTTGAAACCATCAGTCTTGCCAAACAGTTCAGCAACAGCGGAGTCACTCAGCTCAGCTTCACCACCAGCAGTGGTGCCGCCAAGTTCGACAACCTGTACGCCAACGAGTTTAAGGCTAGTACCGTAGGTAACACCATCTTTGAGGATGTAGGGTTTTTGGAAGAAAGCAAGTTTGACCTTGGAACCACTGTACAGCGGCACGTTTTCATCAACGATAGGAGTACCTTCAGCGTCAACCACGGGCGGGCGACGGTCTTCCTTCCAGGAGAACTTAACTTTGTAGCTATTCTCTGCGAGCTCCTCCCAGGGAGTAGGCTTCAGAGTAGAACGCTTGGGGTTCTTCAGTTTAGATTCGCACCACTTCAATACTTCGGTGCGATCTTCTTCAAGGTGCGACACCATGTTGGCGTCCACAACAGCAGTCAGTGAGTAACCAAATTTACCGGGTTGCAGGATAGCTTGGAAACCATCGAGCAGCACAGGATCATCAGTTACAAAAGGGGCTTTAGACATTAGCAGAAAAAATAAGTAGAGTTAGTCACCATCTCGGGTTCAAGATCCCCGATCATAGGCGGTTCAGTTTCAGCGCCGATAGAATCAGCAAACTGTTTCAGGATTTCATGCTCTGCAAATAAGTGCAGGTAAGTTTCTCTGACGACGGATGATAGAGAATCCATGTCGCCAGCGCGGCATAAAACCGAATCGTGTATGACGGCCAACGGGCCGTGAAAGCGGAGTGCAGAAATGTGGAGTAAGCTTGCATCAAGTGAATGTACTAAATTAGGTGCAGTTGCATTTTTATGATGTTTAATATCAACTTCGTCGCCTTGTTTAGCCACACTTACTTGACATCGACCCAGTAACTGGAGCGACAGTCTTTCAACTTCAAGCTTATTGAGTTTTTGGTGGACGATAAAACCAGAGGGTGTTTTCCATTGAAGGAATCGATCCCCTCTCTTGATTGATTTAGCGACCTCCTCCTCAATCCATTTCATTACTGACATAGGACCAGGAAAGACCTTGTTCATGGCATCACGAACAGCAGTAACAATCTGTGTTAGCTCATCCTTATTCACTTCAACGTCAATCTCAGTAAAAGCATCACGTATGTACTGACGGTTTGAATAAGGTTTAGCGTTATAACAAATTGTCATAACCGATCGTTTGGTTTTTTTACGATCCCAGTAAGGTCTCAATCGTTCCGGGATCTGATCAACACTGGCTTCAGCGATAGCCTTGTAGGCATCCTGTGGCCTGTCACTAGGTAGGACATTAACCATCCGAGCTGTTGAGGCATCTTTTGCAAGACCTGCCAGGATTTGTAACCCTGAGCATGTTGCATCGACAGCAATTGGTAAGCGAGTGTAGTGCCTAGAACAATCAATAAAACAAGCATAGTAATCTTCACATGCAGCTAAGAAACACCACGGTTCAGAGACCTCCTCCCAATCGCCAATGTTACCAATTGGATCAGTAGCAACCCGCGTAATTAACGCGTGATTGTGAGTAACCCAATCGTGACGATCAGCAAGAGTAGCCTTGTCCAGACCATAAGTAGTAGCTACTTGAAACGACAACCATTTCTCATCTTCAGGGAATACAAAGGAAGCATCCGCAAAGCTAAGTAATGATTTACCAAAGTCTGTATCTTGTGGTGTGAGAAATGCAGGTATTGGATACACCCTTCCGCGGTAATCGTACGACCACGGCAGGTAGAATCGTTCCCGATCCTTGAATCTCCTAACAGCCTCCATCGTCATACGAGTACGACAACTCCTGCGAAAGGCTTGACTATTTACATTGTTAACGACAGCAGCCTTGCGCCTGTAGGAGTGCCGAGACTCTTTGTTCTCTGCAATATCTACAGGTTTAGGAGGTAGTGGCATCTCAGTAATAGGAATAAACTTCCCCACCTTAATCCCACTCTTCTCTAACTGTTCAGCTACTTCTACAATAAAGGGGTTTAACCTGTATCCTACTTTCTGGATACGGTTAAGAAACTCGTAGATTTCCTCCCCCTGTAATAGGGAGCTGTTACCCCGGCGGACCATATCGTGACCCTGCATAACCTCATTCAGTACGTAGCCGCCTTGTGTATCAGGCGACCAATCCTTTGGAGGTGTGACCATTGGCCACGCAAGCGGACTAAATAATTCGCAGTCATGCATGATGGTATCTTTCATGCGAGTGAACTCATCTGTAATGACTACAAAGTTTTCAGTCTTACGTCCGCGACGTTGGGATTCGATCGTAAACCACCCTGTTCCTTTGATAACTTGTTCAAGTAACCAGTTACCAATCTTTATGTTGTGGTTTGTGGACCATGATTCCCACGCTGGTACATCAGCATTGTTCATAGCTTGTCGGGTATTCTTCAGCTTTTGCTGTGTACCCATACCGCTATGTCCCTTCCAGTACTTCTTCTTGAGATACTCAAGTAAACCTGGTGCTTCTGTTTCATAGTGTCGCATCTGACACTCATCCTGTACGGCTCTACCAATTGCAGCATTTACTGTTGCAAGTAGTGAGTTGCGAGGTTTTGGTGAACATACCTTATCGACTGTGACCTTGAGCGCAATGGACGCTAGAGCCAGTGATTCGATGTCATCAGTATGTTTCCTTATCTCACGGAACGCAGGCCCGTTCTGGCCTCTTGCAAGGCGGTTTCGTGTGTCATTTATACAGTTGATGACAGATGGTAGTTTAGCTTGGATGCCATACGTTCCATACTCTGATGCACTAGCGTAATCTTTTTGCTCTAGTTTCTTGGTATTGGATTGTAGTTTATCCAGCCCTTTGCGTATCTGTTCACGCTCAAGGGCGATCTGTTCAGCAATTAACAGTTCAGCTGGATCGGGCATACGCGGTTGAGATGTCGTCTTTGAGTTGGTCCTGCATCAGTTGCAGCAGTTCAGCCTTGTGATTGTGGTGGTTAATCTCAGTGATAAGATTACTTATCCGTCGATTGAATGTCTTCGGTTTCATCGTCGAGTTCTTCAGGGTAGAAATAGTGGATAGATTCATGATCAGCAACTGTGAATTCAACATTCTTTTCGCCGCTAAATAGTTTTTGTATTTTCTTTTTGGCTGCAGATGGACTGCGGTAGACATACTCTTTGACCTTAGATGTGTCTACATCTTGCACTCGTATCATACAGCACACAGTTTGTGGTAGTTCCCAACCTGCTACTTTCCATTCCATGATCTCATCATACGAATGTTGTACAAAGAAATCATCGGGTGCTTTCTTGTATAGCTCCCAGTTGTTGTCAAAGTAGGGTTGTTTTTTAGGCATCTTTGGTTACATTGAGTAAAGGTTTCTTAAGCTGTCTAGATAAGTGATAGGCTTGCCATGCAGCTTCCTCATCATCATATGCTAATACATACTTATGTACTTGATCAGTTAGTGTTGCACGATAGACGTGTAATGACCTTCGGCCTTGTGATAGTGACATAGTTGCAGTAGTCATAAAGAATAAACGTAGTCAAAGTAAGCATTTGGATACTGCTCGCTGTATTTATCAACGAGTTTTTGTGCAGCATTTTCACAAGAACAAACTGTCATTGTACGTGTGGCTAGTGTATCCCAGCACATCATACGCACACGATAGTTTGTTCCCCGGTGATCAGGATTCAGCATTAAAGTAATCGTAGAGTTTGGTCATAGATTCTTTGAGAAGATCGGTTGAATGCTCATTGAGTTTGGTGATTGCTCCCTTCTTATTGAGCTGATCGTTGGGCATGAGATAACAGCATACAAAGTTACGCATGAATCGAACAACTGTCTCAGGTGTACACCCAACCGTCAGTTCGTCATTGTAATTGTTGCTCGTGTCCATGTCAAACCACAGCTCATCGCTGAAGTCAAAGTAGCCCATGTTCTGGACAGTAGCATGAACTTTAAGGGTGGTGGATGTTTCCATTAAATGTCGTCGGAGTAGATTTTGTGCAGTTCTTCCCTGTATTCAAAGGGAAAATCGTATTGAAGATCGGAGTAATACTCTGTCAAGTCTGCCAAAGTATAGCGCCGGCACTCGTCATCGCTGAGCATGTCAGTGATACGTTGTGCTAGCTCTTCTGGTTCGATGTCACGCATTGCGGAAGAAGAAGTTGTCATTGATAGTATCGTAATCGTAAGTCACCAGACGATCCCATACATCCTGCCAGTCGATGAAGTTGTACAGTGGATGGTCCTCGCTGATGTAACAAGCACAGTCTACCATGAGTTGCTCGGCAAAGTCAGCACATGGGTGCCAGCCGTCGAAGTGTCCCTCGTAGCGGTCCTCAAAGTCCTCCTTTGACTCAATGCCAATATCGGACAGTTCATCCAACAAACGCTGCTCATCTTCGGGTTCGTCGAAGTACTCAGCGAATGCGTTTGCAGTGTAGTCTGCAATGTAGTCAAGCATTTCCTCTTGATCTTTGGTGAACACGGTATTTACGTTGCAAGTGGTCATGATCGGCCTTGTGGATGGTGTGATGATAGTGAAGATAAAAAGAATTACACACCACTGTGTAATAATAATTAATCAGTGTTGTTTAATAAGAATCAAACAGTACTGTATAATTAGAATTAGTTAGTGTTGTGTAATAATAATTATTTAGAGTAGTAGCGATAACTAATACGATTGGCACGTTGATATGTTACAGCAGTGCTGAATAGACCAATCATACCAATGACTGCAAGAATAATAGTTGACTCAGTGATCATAAGAATTAGATAGTAGTGAGAGAAAGAAATAGTAATGGTTATTATGATTAAGTAGATGCGCTACGTTTAGCCATCTATACATCTCGTGCGTAGGCATTAGTAACCCAACCACTCGAGCATGTGTAATGCGTTGTGTTGTGGGTTACCATCGCGCAGGTACTCGAGTTCATTACTACCATGGTCGCGCATTAGTTTAATGCTAGCCCATTTAGGAATAGTACCATCGAGTTTCGCAAGAGATAATACATCGCACACGTAGCCATTTGTATACTCATCGTTATCATAATGGTCGTGGAAGTAATCCCAAAGACGCTCGGTAACGTTGGATTCAGTGATGTTAATCATGATTAGTATGCAGGTTGGATACGGTACTCGTAAGAGTTGAACTGGAAGTAGTCGCGATAGAATTGTAATCGCTCACAAGCCTCATAGTATGTAACTGGATACGGTGTTAATGTATACCAACTACCGTTGAGTTTGTGTTGGAGTGTGTGCAATGGATGACGCATATTCTATAATTAAATGGATCGTTGAGAATAAACCAGGGATCAGAACATAGCAGGCTCGCTAACAGTGTCCCAAGAAGTTTGTGGTTTGTTAAGAACAATCGCATTAGTATCAGCAGTCAACTTACCCTCGCCAGTAACAGCGTCAAGAATCTTGAGGATCTCGGCGCCAGTCTTGCCACGCTTGAGCAGTTCGACCATGAGTTTAGTAGACATGAAGTGTTGTTTGAGTTGATGTGTACAAATTACAGGATCGGAGCGTGAATGTCAAGGGTTGCCGACCAGTTGCTTGATTGGCTGAGTGATGTTGGACTCATCTCCCTCACCTGTGTACACAGTATAGCCTGAATGGAGCGGCGTGCTCATTTATTGTGCCACTTGCACAGGTGTCACATCAGTGTTACTAACTCATCGTTGGTCCAATGTATATTATTACCGTGTGTGAT